GGCTGTTGTAGTTTGCGATCCAAGGCAATAATCATCTTACTGGTTATAGTAAGTGGTTCAACATTATATTCGTAGTGTGCTAGGTTAATTTGGTGAGCGAGTGCTTCATATCCCATCTTGGTTAATCGTAAACCACCGTTGGGCCTAAGATTGAACCACCATGCTATGCGAGCCGACTCTGGACTGATGCATTTTGCCTCGGGAAGTTGAGCTACAAGTTCTTCAGTTAGTTTAAGTTTGTTGCGAGACATAAGATTATCTCAAGGATAAACTTGGTCGCCTTGTTTAAGTAGGACTACACTAAACTTATCTGTCTTAAATTGCACATTAAGTTTTTTTGCTAAGTTGATAGCGTGACCTGGATTAGAGAAGTTAACCTTCTTGTATTTGGGTCCAGGATATTGCACTAACATATTAGATGTTTTAAGATTAACAGGCTGACTGTCAAAGTAAACAGCCCACACTCCGTCTGAAGCTAAAACTTGTTCAGTTTTGTATGTGGACTTATTTGTAAGTTCGGCTAAAATTGTAGGCTTCGGACGTGACATAGTATATTATTTAGCCATAATATACATACATATTTCCCTTATTTAAAGCTACCGCCCCCAATTTTTACTTCAATAACCTCGTCTTTAGGGCTTAGTTTAGCTTCTTTTAGCAGTCTAAGCTCTAGTAGTAGCTCGGTTAAGTCGGCATGCATGCCTTTTGCCTCGCTCATGGGCATAGTAAAGTCCTTACCCCCACGAGCATCATTTCCCCTAACTCTGTCGAGAAATTTTTGTAAGTGTAGCATTAGTGTTCGCGTTTTAGGAAATTTTGTAACTTAGGCGGTTCCCAACCTTCGGGTTTAAGAATTTTACCATCATCACGGCGGCGAACTTTACCTAACTGGCGGTCAATCTTAGCAAAATTAGTAGCCATTACTTCACGCCAAGCACCTTCGCCGTCAGCACCCATAGAGTTGATTGCTCCAATAGTAACAACAAGAATGTCCACTAACGCATCTAAAGTTTCTACCGGATCTTTATTAGCAATAGCAATACGAAGTTCGTCGTATTCTTCTGTAATTAAATCACAGTACATTTTAAACTGTTGGTCATTCATACCTGAGACAGTCTGCTCACAGGCTGTCATAAATTTATCGCTATCTCGAAACATATTTGTCATACTTTTTCCTTAGTTTAATATTAGATTATGGTAGATAATTCTCAATAGTTGTAAATGTATCGTGACCGATAGATTTACACACATTGTTTAAAACGTTTAAAATTTGTTGCATAACATGATTTGAATCGTAATCGTATACTGATACATTTTTGTATGTTGTAGCTAACAGTTTTTTAACTCTACTACTAACATAGTTTCCAGAATAATGCGGAGAACTATCAAACACTAACCAATTGTATAATGTTGTTGAATCAATTTTTTTTGCATTTGGTTTTAAATAAATGTTGTCAATTCTATCAAGCCAAGCATTTATTTCAGTTATCCAGCCTTGTTTATCTTGGGGGCTATTAAATACAAATAATTTAATTAGATGATCTACTATTTCAGAACTTAAATCTGTAACCATATCCTTGGCTTGCGCTCTGCTACGGGCCATTTCAAATAACGTAGTTTCGTTGAGCCTATCAAGAATAATGTCAAAAATTTTCATTTTGGTTCTGCCTCCTCTGGGGTATGAAATGGCCCTTTGTAAGGATATCGTTGTAATACGATTAGTTTAGGGTTTAACATAGCGGCCCAATGGCGTCCTTTGCGAACAGTATACCACCCAGCGGCATACCAGCTACGACTCTTTTTAGTTTTTGTAAAAACAGGCAATTTTTGCGGAACGTCCCACATAGGATTGTAGATGCGACTTGATGCTGGGTACCCGTGTACAGAATCTAAAACAGGTTTTTTCTTTTCTACTTTAGCCGCTGGCTCGAATGTAACATTGATGTTACGCTCTACTAACTTGATTGTTTTGTATTGTGCTATTACTTGATTATTAATTTTAACTTGATACCCGCCAGCACACGCTTCAACATTACCAACTTTTACATTATCTTCTTGTAAAATCCAAAACTGCTTATCTATTACGGGTTTAGCTACTAGACTCATTTGTAATTCCTTATATCTTTAAATTGTTTATTGGCAATATCATCACATATTCCGCTTAATTGCCAATTAAGATTTTTATTAATTTCTGCGGCATTAGGTTGATTAATTTTTAAATCTGGATATTCTTCATAGGCATCGTTCATATAATCTTGGACCTCATCTATAGTTTCTAGTGGCTCAACAAATAAAATATTAAACAAACTTTGTTTGTCTAATGGGCGATTAGATTCTTTAAGTTTATGACGTTGAATATTCTTTAACCAGGTATTAACTTCCTGTATCCAATGATTAGCAAACGATGATTCATTATACATACTAAGTTTAACTAAATGATATGCGATTTGTAATTGAAAATTGCGAGCATTATTCATAGCTACTCTTTTTTCAAATGCCATTTCAAAAATAGCAGTTGACATTAAGCCATTTATTAATACTTCTTTGATTCTCATTTACTACTCCTTTTCCTACATTCTTCTTGTACTGCTAACGGCACATCGGGATGCCATCCACCCATTGGCATTCTACAATCATATTTTATTACTACTTGATTTTTATCGGCAGGCCATACTGCTAATAATAACATTCCAAGTATAATACTAAATGTTACTGTGACCCAAAAGATATCTTTAGCCATTTAATACACCTTTATAAGTTTCATTCATCCAGTTACCAAACGATTCAGCATTTTCACTACATCTATTCAATTCGTATTTTCCGCAGAATTGTAAAAATCTTACACCGACTTGTCCAACATCTTTGTGACTGATCTGCTCTTTAATACAAGTGTCTACAGTAATTTTAACATCACCTGGCTGAGCTGTCAAGTCAATTAGCATACGATTTCGAATATAGTCATCTAATACTTTATGTTCTAATCCATCCGGGTCTGTCCAACGCTGTAACATTAAATTATTGTAGAAGTAGCCTTGTTTCGTGCGATCTTCAAACGCTTCCTGGAGTCCAACCTTGTTCTTAGTGCCCTTAGTTCTGACACCGGGATACGCTGAGAAGACGTTATCCGAACTATCTCCTCGCATACACTTTTCAAAGAGTAGCCATTCTGGGTTCGGCGTAGACTTAGGTTCCTTAGTTTTCTTATCGATAACCGCCTTGCCTTTGGCATCAAATATTCCTTCTATAGTATGTAACTCGTCTGTAATACCGTTGTATTGGTTGACGTTCGACGCCAATAGCTGTACAAAGTCTGTATCGCTACTAATAATAACGTGTTCGTCTTGTGGATGTAATGCGATCCAACGGGCTATAATATCATCACCTTCTGCTGTGGGGCAACGGATAACACTACAGTTAGTCTTTTCAGACAAGTATTTAGTCAAGGAATCATAGGTCTCCCAGAACATTTTATCTTCTTCTGCTTCAGCTTCTGTAAGGGCTTGTCTAGCTACAGTACGGTTAGCTTTATATGGCTTATAAAAGTCTTTACGCCAACTACGCCCTTCTAACGCAAATACCACATGATCCGCTTCAAAACGTCTAGCCATTTTGTTGGCAGCCATTAGTGTGACGTGTAGTGCAAATCCCACCTTTTCCCAAGTGTCTGCGGCTCGGAAGGCTCCATGTCTGGCACGAAAAAAGAGATTAGCTGTGTCTATCAGAACGTATTTCATACAAACAGTATAACAGAATTTATATTAAATGTCAAATGAATTTGTGTTTAATAACATAGTTTAAGAGAAAACGGTTCCAAACAGCGTGGCCATCTCGCCCAAAATATATAGAATTTGGAGAAACTGTTTCGATATTGGCAGTTTGTAATATGCTTTCGTAAGTATCGGGAATATAATTTATCCCCAAGTCATATTTTTGGCTAACTGGAATAGCACTATTAAAAAATATGTGTTTGACATTTTGAGTATTTAATTCTTGATGTAGTTCCCAAATTTTATCTTCATCATTATCAGGCCATTGAATAATTATCAAAGCATCTGTGCCTTTTTCTGCTATGTATTTTCTAGTAGAGGCAATAATAGTATCAATAGTATTATCTGGCCCGGCTTCGCAAAGTAATCCAGCCTTAAGTGCTAAACTTAACATCTTTCCCCAACTAACAGCTAAATTTTCTGGATGTGGCAATCTGCCCATGTACATTAAATTAGGATCTTGTCCAGCAAAACAATACTGATTAACTGCTTCTGCAGCCGAAGCATGACCGTCACCATTTACATATATAAGCATTAACTAACTTCAGATCTTCCGTCGCCGATGTCTCTACTTTTAACAACACGAGTACTCATTGCTTCATATTGTTCAGCAGTTTCTAATACTACATTGCGACATACAGCAGTAAACCAACGGTCAATAATATCGGCATCAGTATCACGTTGATCCATTTGATAACCATGGCGGATAAGGTCGGCAATCATCTTATCATTCCAATCAAATTCAAACGCACCTGCGTTGATGTCGTTAGGATCGATATCCATACTTAAAATTTCAAAGTATGCCTCACCTTTTTCTGTAGCAATCTGTTTAGCAGATTTAACTTGCTCTGTTGCTACAGCAGCAATCTTTTTCTTTTTAAATAATCCTTTTAATGCTTCTAACATATTATGTACCCCA